TGGCTGGCTCGCAACACGACTACGAATCTCTCGAAGACGGTCTGCGACTTGATGATGAACGTGGTCCAGGGCAGTCCCTTCGATGGCGTGCCACTGAAGAAAGCAGACAACGTCGTCGTCGTCCAGGGGGACTCCAAGCTCAAACAGGATACATTCTTGTGTGGGCTGTTCGGTGAATCCGCAAGCCCCACGTACAGCATTAAGTACGCTTACGACATGGGGCCTGAGACCTCGATGGAATTGACGGAGAACCAGTACAAAGTGTTCAACCTCATGGGGAAGAACCGCCCGAAAGGGTATGGTGTCTCTGAAGTCAAGCGCACCATGCAGATGCACACCATCTGGCGCCCGGGAGGACTAGAGCCAATTTTGGTGTCCTACTTCGGGATTCCCATCGAGTATCGACCTCGGCCTAACATTATGTACACTCGTCAGGATGGGTCACTTGACGATGACGTTGCCGAGGTCGGGACCGCAATTGAAGGCGCGCCGAATGCCTTTGGCGGCGGTCCTGGCGTGGCAGACACGAAGTCCGACGCTGCGCATGACGCGTACAAGAAGAAGCGTCTCGAGAAATATAGCAACAAGATCGAGCCACCGGCTCCCTTCAAGGAGGTTCTTGACATGCTGCTCGCTCGCTTCATCGACCAGGTCTCTGGCGAATCCGGCATCGCCTTGGGATCGGTTACACTGTGTGCTCCGCAAGTGATCTTTGATCGGCGCACGCAGGCGCTCCAAGCTGCGCGTCTACAACGCTATGCCGAACTTCTCGCTCGCCCTGCTCTCCCTAAAACAAACCTCAAGGATGAGGTGGGGCCAAAGGCGAGTGCCGCGCCGCGAGGAATCACGCAGTTGAACGAGGAATTGGCCATTCAGACTGGACGAGTTGGCCTCCTTATCAAGGAAGTACTCAAGCACTGCGGATTCTTCATGCCCGGGGGTTCTCCACATGATATTGCTACCGCCATTCGCAATCTCACTCAGCTTGCGATGGAGGCCAGCAATGACGATGGGATACACCAGGTGAGCGGTGTGCACGACACGGATTACACCAAGATGGATGAAACGATCAGCGAATATATCTACAAGTCGATTTTCGTCAAGTTCGTCCTGGCGTTTGTCCACCCGTCCGATTACGAGGAAGTGAAGAAGACCCTCGAGGATAATGTGGACATCACCACGATGCTCAACGGCAAGTTGGTGAACACTGGCTACAAGAATAACAGCGGCTCTGGCGTGACCACGGAGCTTAACACGCTGGTCGCTGCATTCGTTGAGTTCGTGACGACGTGCTATGCAGTCACGAAGCATACCTACCGGTTGAGACATGGCAAGGAATTGGATTTCGGCATTGTCAAGAAGAGCACCATCCGCACTGCGCTTGCGTACTATTCCGAGCACACCACCCTAACCCACATTTTCTGGGGTGATTTCATGTTCACTGACAACACGCCCGACATCTGGAGCATTCCCTACGCTGTCATTGGCCCAAAGTTCGGCGACGACGGCGTGGGAGCTCATCTTCCCAACATCTCTGACGCGGATTGGAACGAGGCCGCGACATACATCACAGGGACTATTGGGATGATCCTTAAAGTGTCGTTTTCGCGTCCGGAGAATGGTACTTTCTTCCTAGGACGCCATTACCCACGCCCGTTGGAGTCATTAGCTTCATACGCGGATGTCGCAAAGGCATGCCGCAAGATCTCAGTCGCACGCAATGGCGACATTGAGAAATACAAGCTGAAGCTCCACGGGTACTGGACAACCGACTCCAAGACTCCAGGTATCCGTGAATATCTCATCGCTGTCGCTCGTATGTACGACGTCGATCTGCACTGCTACGAAGGCATCGTAGAAGTTGACGACGAGGGCCGCCCTGTTCTCACAAAGGAGATGGCCGACCTGCTTGCGAACGACAAAGACATGTTTTACCGCGTTGTTGGGGGACCATACTGCGTCGAGGATGACGACGTCCCAATGATGCTTGAAGCCATTGCAACACAGATCAACTTCGAATCATCTTCGGAGCTTGAGTCATGGCTCGAGTCTCTATCCAAATGCGCGACGTGGGAGGAACTTGACGCCTTCCAAATCCCCGGAGGGGACTACGACCCGGACGAGGAGCCAGAGTGTACCGTCCGCATGTCGGGTCCCGCTGCCAGTCTTCTTGCCGTAGGGTCGTCACAGCCATCTGGTATGGCTGCCTGCTCACTTGACGACCTTGCAGCCGCAGCCGCAGTCGCTCTCCAGGAGGGCGCCGTGGCTGGCTTCGCTTTTGCCGAAGAAGAAGACATGAACGCGTCCGACTCCGCCTCATCGGCGTGAGTTGGGCGTGCAGCAACCCTCTCGACACGTGTTTCTTTCTACTCGCGCAAGCGGGGGATGGTTCTTAGCGCGTGTTATCCGTTAGGCAAAGCTAGCCGAATCGGTAGGGTCGAGTGAGAGATTGACCCCTCGAAAGCTACTGGCTTGCGTACCCTGATCGGTGCGCGAAAGAGAATAAACGAGCTCGAAAGACTGACAGCTCGTCATGGCGGAAACAACCACCCCAACAATGACCCCCCAGCAACTCGTGTCTGCCGTGCGCAGCAAAGACCCGATGCACGGCCTTTGCAGCTCTCGTCAAATCACCGATGAGGGTTGCGATTGGCTCAAGTTTGCTTTGGACCCGTTCCACGATCTGCAGCTCGACAACCTGCGCGGATACCCTGACGTGAGCACGGAACCGACCGTGATCGTCAAGGTTCGCCAGGCCATTGAGCTGTCAGCTCCAGCAGGCCTGCCAGCCAACACGAACTGGGACTGTCACATTGTTTTGTCGCCCATTGACTGGGCAAAGCCCAACGGCATCCTTACCCACGTTGGCTCCCTAGATATTGGGTACAACGCGGCTGCCGAAGTACATCCACAGGGCAAGGGCGCTGGAAATCCAGCCGGCCAAATTGAACAGGTCGGCGCGGCGTCCGGGAACGTCAACGCCGTCACCTCCCGACTTGACGGTCTCGTCATCAACTCGGTTCCTGCCGGGTTGTCAAATGATGGCGACATGACCTTCACGCCGGGCCACTGCCCATCCGTGGCAGCAGGTGGCTACTCGGTGGAAAACATCACCCTCGACAAGTACCT